GTATACTTGCACTGGTGGCAGGATACCGCCCTGCAACGCACAAGCCATCCAGTTGGGGTCAGGGACAAGAACTTTAGCGCACTCATCAACGCTATCTTCGTACACTACACGATACTCAGACTGATGTGGCTCAAGGTTTTCTTTTGCCCAGCAGAGTCTGTCAAATAAGTGTGTGCCTTGAAACTCAGGTGTTTTTATCATGCTAAATCTCCGCACCATTGCCAAGAATGCTTACTATCTACGCCTGAACCACTACTTGAAGTGTAAGTTCTAATATCAAGATTTGTAGATGTAGTATTAGCTCCATCTGAATATCTTATATTTCTTGCAGCACCACCACACATGCCACTAAGTGCAAAATCGTCTATATTTGATGTAGCACTATTTGTTAAAGCCCATGTGTATTGACCCGTTGTTGACTCATCAGTTAAAGATGAAACATTTAAAGAGTTACTTATTGTATCCCCTGTTGTGGCACTATTTGATGCCCACGCTTTCGCACTACCCTCAACAACAAACTTTGTATCTACAGAGCCGGAGGTGCTATGTTCTAGGGTATCTGCTTTTATTTTTCCTAGTGCCATTATGCTAAGTCTCCATGCCCTAAAGAACTTACATCGTCAACATCAATCGCCGCACCAGTGTCTGTCCTGGCACAATAGGTGTATATACTTGATGCTGTGTTTGAAGCGTGAGAGATAGTATCTATACTTGTTCTATATCCACCTGTGCCACCTAAAGCATTTCTTGCGTAATCATTGCTAGACATACTGCTGGTCAAATTAGTTTCGTAAGATCCTGTTCCATTATCATCAACAGAACTTGTATTGAACGAATCATTTATGGTTGTTCCATTAGTCTGGTTACACCAAACCTTCCCCAACCCTTGCTGAAGATTAGTGGTTGTGCTATTACCTTCACCCGTGACTACAATAGACCCAGCCGTGCCTACGCCAGTAAGTTTGTCTGTTTTTACCTCACTCATGCTAAGTCTCCGTGAACTGTGAACGTAATATGTTCAGAGTCATCCGCAGCAAGTGTGTTTGGAACTTGCGCCACAAATCTCATACTGGAAGCTGACCTAGCTTGCCTGTAATGACCAACATTACCAACATCATCATTTGCACTACCGCTATCAAATGCAACATTAAATTGAAACGCATGTGTGGTAGAATTAAAATTGTTTGTAAAGGCTATCGTTCCATCACCAGTGCCATTATCAGTTAAACCAGAAGCATTTAGACTCCCAGAAAGTAAATCGGCTGTTGAGTTTGTTGAAAAGTCACAACTACCAAAACATTTTGCCGCACTTTGCTTCGTCAACGTAGTCGCGCCACCGCCTGTGCTTTGTACGGTATCTGCTTTTAATGTACTCATAGCGTCACCAACGTCCCGCCAGATTCGACTGTAAGTGTAACACCAGAAGCCACAGTAAACGGACCAGTTACGTTGGCGTTCTCTGTGGCTAGGATAGTGGTGTCTACAGTCAGGCTTTGATTGTTTGTACGAAAGATACCACCAGACTTAAAGTTGCCTCTGTTTTCTGCGGCAGGTGAAATGGATCCAGAGGATACACCCATGTACATAACAAAGATATTGTTGCCGGAGTTACTTGATGGCGCGGCACTAAAAGTCAAAGTAGTGCCATCAGGTATGGTATATGATCCAGTTGGTTCCTGAACCACTCCATCTACGGAAACGACCACATCCTCTGCACGAACTGTCTGATTCAAGGTAAATGTGGTGGTAGATCCATCACCACTAAACTCCTGCCGAGTAGGTCTAGCCTTGAAACTGGATACTAATGTGTTTCCAAGAAGTGGCATTAAGTGATCTCCATTATACTCGCTACAGTATCTAAGCTGTTTGCCGTGTCACTTTGCACAATCAGGCTATGCCCTGTCTCCATGACAATCTTGTTACCTGCCATATATTCAAAACTAGATGCCGCAGGAATCGGTATGTCTTTTGCCAGAAACACCATATCTCCAGCGTTTAGCTTTATGTCAGCAGTGATTTGAGAAGATGAAGTGTTCGCCAGGGTCAGACCAATAACAACGGTAGTGGTAGAACTTGGCACGGTGTAAACAGCCATATCTGAATTGGCACTGGCTGATCCACCGTTGAACACCTTATTTTTAAAGGTATTAGCCATGTTCTACTCCTTATTCACTTACATCATCTAGTAAAGCACATACTATGACTTCGGCTGTTGATGCAGATGAAATAGCGTGTATATCCGCTACGGTTGTGTTTGGCAGTCTGGCTACAAAAGCCTCGCTTGGACCAATCGTAATACCATCAGTTGCACTAGATGATGCCGTGCCAGCATCCAAAACTATATAAATGCTACGGCTGTTGGTATCTACATTCTTGATAAACAAGAACTTTACTTTGTCACCCGTAGCCACAGCGGTAGGTGCTGTGTCATCGTCAACTGCGGTGTAATCTGTGTAATTACCAGCGATCAAGTCTGTGCTTGAGTTAGAAACGCTAGTCTTTTTGTAATACCACTTATCGTTGGCATCAGCAGGAGTAACAGTCATGCTTGCAGAAAAGGTCTTAGCAATCTCGTCTGGCAAAACTGTCGCCTGTATTGTTGCGGATCCATCATTTGCCATTTTTAACTCCTATCCTAAAGCTATGGCTAAAGCAGTAGCTGTACCAGCCACCTCAGTATTGTCTGCAATATTTAAAGAGGCTGCAACCCCCGTGACAGCGGCTCCAGACCCAGCCCCGTCACAAAATACAATGTCCGTTGTTCCGTTTGGTATAGACACTGTAGATCCTGTTCCTTGTTTTATGGTGGCTGCCCTGCTGCCCGTCAAAGAATTTTTAATTATAAAAAATTTAGTAGCGGTGTTAGGCGCGATTGTTACAACATTAGTGCCGCCTAAGTCAGAACCACTGTCTTTAAGGTTTATTACAGCAAACATGCCTGTTTGAACATTACTTTGTCCAGATGTAGGAGATCCTAATCGTATGGTGAGGTCTGTCGTGAGGTCTGAAGCAGTAAGATCTGAAGCACCTAAAACTCTATCAAATATGTCAAAATTAAAGTTGGTGACATCGCCCCAACTACCAGATAACTCCCCTGTAGCTGGCTTTTCTATGCCAAGGTTTGTACTAAACGAGCTTGCCATTTATTACTCCTATGCCGCCTTATCTGTCCAAGACGGTGTTTGTGACGGCGTTACATCACTCCAAATTGTTGTAACACCTGCCACAGAAACCCAATTTGGCGTTTGTGACGGTATAACATCCGTGTACACGAGAACTATAGCAGTATTTCCTGTCGCTGTAACCCCTGTCGGAAAAACTCCTATAGATAATGGGAAAGTAACCGTTCCAGTGCTTAATTCGGCTGCGCTTGAAACTCCTGTGAGAGATAAAAGAGAAGATCCCGTAATCCCCTCTTCTCCTAAACTTGTCGTGGCTACAGCGCCAACACCTATTACCCTTGCTCCAGCGTTGGTTTGTTCATCGCCAAGAGCAGAAGTTCCTGCCACACCTGTAACTGAAAAAAGGGCTGTGCCTGTAAGAGTTAAGTTTCCTACGGCTCCAGTGGCTGCTACGCCCGTGGGTACATGCAGAACAGTTCCTGCTGGGGTTACAGCACCAGCGGAGGCTGTAGCTGAAACACCCGTGACAGTAATTGGTATGGCTTGGTTCCAAGCACCTTCGCCCCAAGTGCCTCTACCCCATCCAGATACAGTCACCGCGTCACTCCGTTAAGCTATACGAATAATAGCGTTACTTGCATCGGCTGTTGGAAACTGAATGGTAAATGTGCCAGAGGTTGAGGTTTTATTTGAAGAAAAGTCCAACACTGCAACGGCCTTGTTGCTGTTAGTGCTGTTATATATCAAAGCGCCCATTGCAGTAATTGTAGCTGTGGTAAAGCTAAGATCAGCAAAATCAGTAAATGCTGTGGTTCCAGATGTAGTTGGCGCGACTTTTGTAAGTGTTCCACCACCTGTAGCATATGTGCCACTAGAAGCTACTTCACCTGTCGTGGTAAATGCAGTGGTTGTTGCTCCTAAAGTAGCAGTAGTGCTAGACTTTCCACCGCTGCCTTCTGCATATAAAGCAAGCTTAAAAGCGTTGCCATTTGTTGCAAAATTATGCGTACCCAACATCAACTCTTGTTTGAATGCGGTACACATTGCTTGTGCTATTGCCATTACAGTCTCCCTATAGCGTCAGCTAATTGATGTTGACCCGCCTCACGGACCTTCGCGCAAATTGTAGCACGTTCTTCTCTTCTAGCCAACTCTACATAATATTGGACTAAATTCCTAACTCTATCCTTAAAAGCTTCAGCTTGCAATCTAATCGGTTCAGGAGCTTCATCAGATATATACATGATTTTATCTGCCGCCATGTCAGCTATTTGATCATTAGATAATCCGCCATTATCAGACGATACAACATTAACTGATCCTACAGATCCAATATTAACTTCAAACATTGTCATGCCTTCCAAAAATTACAGGTTCATGTTCAATAGGCTCTGGCGATTTAAATTCTGATTGTCTAACAATCATTAAATTGCCATCTTGCACTGTTTGCACAAGCGGATCATCTAATCTATGATAACCATATAATTTTTCATTATCTGGTACATTTGTGTCTAACAAGCTAGATCTATGCGCTATCTCCAACTTAATCCCTTTAGTTGCGGCTATACCGCACCAAAACTCCACACAAGCTCTACCAGACTCTGCCATACTTACATTTTTGTATGTGTAATCTATGCCATATAAACAAATACAAGTAACTTTACTCCAAATTGCATAAGCAACAGCATAAGCTACAGTATTGTTAAAATAACAATAACCTAATTCTTTAGTTACTTTTTCTAAGGGATACAGTTTTAATTGATCCACTCTGTCATCTAACTGACAAGTGTATATAGGGTTTTTATTTTTTTTTAAAAACTCACGAGCAACACCTGTTTGTGTTCCTGCGTTTTCTGTATCTAAAAACCTAGACACAGGATCCATCATAAATGTTTTATCAACGTGTATAACAGCGCCGATACAATTTATGCCCCATACCTCATCAAATTCTTGAGAGGCAATACGCGCAGACATATAGTCAGCGTAGCTGCCACCAAGACCAACTATGGCTACCTTCATGTTTTATTTGCCCTTACTAACCCTTCACGATATGCGTCTGAGTTCTCAACACCACTAGCATAATTTCTAAGTCTGGTTAGAGACTCAGTGTACCTAGCAATGTAAAGCTGAAGAATATCAGTCTCACCCTTCATAAAAGTATACGCCTCAACTAAAGAACCATACAATAATGTATTTGGAGCGTTTTCACTTAACCAGGTCAAAGTTGAGTCTGCGCTAGTGGAAACCACTGTTCCTGTTGCGCCGCTTGTAGCTCCAGTTACAGTCTCACCAACTGTTAAATCATTACTTGGTATAACGATAATCATTGTAGTGCCACTTGGCACAGAGTTTATTGTAGTGCTGGCACCACTTGTACCGCCTGTGATTGTCTCTCCAGCAACAAATGTTCCACTTACACTGCTTACTGTTAAAGTAAATGAACTATTTGTTAAGCTGGTAGGTCTATAATAATAATGAAGTTCGGCTGAAAAAGCCGCATTTGGTGTCGGCGCTAAAATAAAATTATTAACATCATAAAGAGCGTAATATTTAGGTACACCAGTAGCGCCTGTAGGATTAAACTCTTGCAAAAAGTTTACATCTTTCAACAACACAAATTCTTTAGTGCTAGAATTTGTAACACTTAAACTAAAAGAGGCCAAATAATCATCTGGAACAGCAAGAAACTCATTACCAGAAGTTGTTGTACCAGTTACATTTTTACGAAAAAGATCTAAATCCACCTCTTTTAAAATGCGCTCTTCTGCGTTTTTTATGAAGAAACTTAGATTATTCTTAAAGGTGGATTCAGTGTTTTCTGTCCAGTCTTGAATAGCTGTTTTTAATGTTGAATATGTAAAACTCATGGTGTGTTCGCCTGTCCACCCATACCGCTATGGTTTGTGCAATAGTAATACAGTGTTGGTGCGCCAACGGCAACCGTGATTTGAGTGTAAGCACCAGAGCTACCTGGTGTGCCGTTAGTGGTTACACCTGTGGTATACTCAGAACCTCCGCCATGGGTGCCATTTGATGTTGTAGAAAATCTAAGTGGATGACCAGAATTACTACTATCAGACTGGTCAAAGCGATAAGTGCTTCCCTCTGATAAGTTTACTGTGGCCTGTTGTACTCCATCAATATAATACTTATTACCATAACCTGTGCTAACTACCGTAACTGTGTAAGTCGCAGCTATGCTTACACCTGTGCCAGAAGCTGTAACGGTGCCAACAGAACCAGTTCCAGAAACCCCTGTAGTAGTTGCGTCAGTGGGCGTGATAACATCCCCACCAAAAGTAATATCTCCTACTTGACCCCGCATTGCAGGTATTAACGGTTGAAACAACAACGTCACTATATCAAACGCAGGAAAAGAAGCTGTCACACTAATGATATTATTAGTATCTGGTCTTGGATCTCTTAACGCTTCAGCGTCTATGGCACGGCGTACAGGCTGTATTTGAGGATGTTTCTCCTCATATTCATCTTTGCCTACAAGGAGTCCATTCCACTCTTTACGCATGTCACGCAGCCTATATCTGAAACCAGACCTGTCAGATATGCCATAAGCGTTTTTACCAACAGCGTATTTGCCCATCACGCTATCCTATAAAACTGAAGATTAGGACTCACACTAAATGAGGCTCTATCACGATCCTCTGCTTGAGCCTTATCAAACTCCTCATCATATATGGTCTTCAAAACCTGTATTCTGTCTGGCGCTTTTTTAATTGACAGATAGTAAGCTAAACCAGCGGCTAAACAAGGATAGAAACGAAATGGCACTTCAACAGTATTGGTGAAGGTGTCAGCATCATCAATCCTAGTTAAACAATCATAAACTAACGTATCTGTGCTATTTTCAGGTGTAGGCCATATCTTTATGGCTGGTGTTATCTGTCGATCAACAAAAAACTGAGATGGCCTTGATTGCGTAGTCTTTGAGTTTATTGATAGATAAGTGTCTCGACTTATACGACTCATTGATAAATCAGACCCACTACGTCTAACAACCATAGACAACACATCAATAACATCTGCATCCAAGTTGTAACTAGATGTGCCTTGAGTTAAGGCTTGAGTCCTTTGTGCTATTGTCCACTGATTAAGACCACGATTAGCCCAATCAGCAAACAATAGATTTAAAGAGCGTTTTGCGCTCTTTAAATCATACCCAGTTTTAACTTCTAAACCACAACGCTCAAAAGCTTCTTCAATATAGTCACTTACGTCTAGTTCAAAGTCAGTTGATCCTGAGACAGCCATTATTTCTTAGCCTTACCGCCACGCATCATCTTTTTGACTTTACCACCGCGCATCATGCCCATAGCTTTACGAGGAGATACACCCATTTTCTTAGATGCTTGTTTAGCTGCGCCACCACCCATCATCTTCTTAGGCATAGCCATACCGCCACCACGCATACGCTTGGCTTTTTTAGCAGCTCCGCCGCCCATCATTTTTTTAGGAATAGTTGATCCGCCGCCACGCATGCGTTTAGCTTGTTTTTTGGCACCTACCATTTTCATATCTCCTATACTGGTATCTGCGATTCAAGATTAGTTTTACATAATCTGAAGGATCGTAACTTTCATAGTATCCCATTTTTTCTAGCTTTTGACTAGCTTCATCTAACTCTGACAGTCTTTGTATGAAAACCATAGTAAAATTTGTTTGAAAAGATAAAACCCACACATCTATTTTATTAAGAGCGAACCATTCATTTAAAGCCATGCAAGCAGACTCAACCTCCTCGTAACTTTGTGATGGCTCTTCTTCAATACAAATTACAACTGAATAATTTGGATCAAAGTCTTTACACTCTTTAGCTACTTTTGCCCAAAAGTCTGAGTCACAATTAACAATCTTTAATTTGTTACCCTGATAGGCTTTTTTAGCAAACGGACAAGGTGCAAATCCTGTGGCTTTGTCAACCACACTAAGATCTGTCATTACCCAGTTTTCAATTAAATCCTCTATTTCTTCCGTCTCTTTAATGCCTTCACCCTTCTTGGCTTACCTGCTGGTTGCCCAAGCCTCTTCTTTTGAGCTATCCTACTACGCTTTTCAGCGGCAGTCATTTCGCTGGCTGTTTTGGGAGTTTTAGAAGAAATCCTTTTGGTGGGGCGGCAATATGGAGTACCCCGTTTTTCACCCTTCCTACGCCCACACGGTTTCCCCGTGCGCTGGTCCTTCCAGTCCTCTTTGAACCACCTCTTGAGCGCCAACCCACTTTTTGTTTTCCTTACTGCCATTTATAAACCCATCGCCCTTGCTATAGAAATCATAAGAATAACGAATAAACCAACAGCAACTATGATTACTCCACCTACCATAAATGCAAGTTTTATATTTTCTTGCAACTCTTTATGACGTTTAGCGGCTTCTCTCCTAGCCGCAGCAGCGGCCTCCTTAGCCTCTTGTATGCGTTTTGCCCTTTCTGCCACTATAGAAGACCAGGTGCCATGTCCAAACCTCATATCCACCATACTGGCAATTTCTTGCATCTGTTCTTTAGCCAGCTTCGCGTCTATGATTTCTTGCGCTACTGACTTTATACCAAACTGATCTCCTACTCCTACACCAGACTTTTTATTACGCCTCTGTTGTACCTGTCTTTCACCCTCAAAAAGGTTGTCTATGTGTCCAGCGATTTCTGATACATCATTCGCTGTGCTAATGACACTTTTGATGCCATCGACTGCACTTTTAAATAATGCAAAGCCTGCTAAAGCAGTCGAAATTGGCTCCATTCAAACCTCTATGATTTTTGAGTAACTTTTCTTCTGTTACTCATAATGGCACCACATCCTCTAGCGATATTAGGATTGCTAGATGGACGCTTTGCCTTGGTAACTGCCCCTCCATTGTTCATTGTAACTACACCGCCAAGAGCCTTTTTCTTGGCTTTCTTCTTCTTTTTGCCTCCAGTGCCGTAGTTAGCAGCACCAACCTTTCTACATTTTGCAATTGCGCCTGAGGCATAGGCGCTTGGAAAAACTCTGTAACGAGCCTTTACCTTATGATAACAAGCGTCTTTAGGCATTTTTTCTGCTCCTTCGTAAAGACTCTTTGCCCCTCTTAAAAATATTCACTACCTCATTTTTACCCATGACTTTAGCTCTTTGCTCACCAACAGTCAGGATTTGAATCTTCCTAGCAAAAGGTTTTTTAATCTTTTTAACTTTTGCAACAGTAGCTCTAGCATCTGCTGGAGTCGCAAACTTAATTCTGACAGTATCTTTGGGATTTTCATCTGTATATAATCTCCTGCCAGAGCCTTTAGGTTTTTTACCTGTTCCTACCTTCGGATCTTTTTTGCTTGGCGGCTTAGTAATTTGCTTACTCATCCGCGCTCTGTTCATAACCATTATATAAACCTATTAGCTAATGCTGTTGCCACTATGAGAGCAGCGATCCCCCATAGTCGCATATCTAACTTATCTAATTGACGCTGAATCTCAGCATAACGCTTATCACATGACTCTTCATGCTTCTCAAGCTGACGTAGGACTTCTTCTGGGGTCATTAGCACTTCCATCTTCTACGAGCCTGTCTTAAACGACTATTAGGATTCTTAGCCGCCTTTGGAAACTTTTTCATCTGTCCAGCAGATCTAGCGCAAAATGACTTACGCCGTTTTGCTGCTTTACTACCAGGTTTAACTTTGCCTGTAACTGCTGTTTTTAACTTACTTCCTGGGTTCTCTCTTCTGTATCTAGCAACACCAGCCTTAGTCATTCCCGCTCCAGATTTAGTGGAGCGGAAATACTTTTTTGTCTTAGGAGGTTGTTTGTCCCTCTTGCGAGCCATAGTTAGTAGCTCTTCTGCACTTGCATGATGATGGTATATGTATCAGCAGAGGAGTGGCCTACAGTCGTGAACATGATGTCACCTGTAACACCAGAACTTGCTGGATTTGTTAAACCACCAAAACTGGTGTAATCGTGATGACCACTTTGATTTTCGCCTAACTCAATACAAAAATCATCTGTAGAAGCGTCAAATAGTATTTTGACCTTCATGCCATTACACTGCCACCAAATCTTTTCTATCGTAGCTCTAGTGCAAGCCTGTCCAGCGTTATTGTTAGCCAAAGCAGAAACATCTACTTTTTTAACAGCGCTCTCACCAGAACCATCAGAAATATTGGTGAACTTTAATACAGCAGTTTTTTCACCATCAACAAGCGTCTGTGATGTTACAGCATCCGCCATGTTAATCTCCCTCTAGTAAACAGAGTATTCTATTTCAAGAGTGGCACGGAAAGCTGTTAAGGCTGTATCACAAGCATCTCCTGCACACATGTACAAGTGCTTGCTTGCAATAGCTGCGCTAATGTTTGGCTCAAACACATGAAAGTTTCCAGCAGTGTCATCAAGATTGATGTCAACTTCAGTAACTGAATCTGTTGCAGAAATGCGTGGATTGAATGACGCAACGCCAGCGCCCACAATTTCTGTTCCAGATGATATTGCTGCATTTGTTGCAGTGCCAGAGGTTGCACTTAACTGCAAATTAGCCAAAGAGTTAGCATCACTAGCGGCAGCGGTTGTAATACCAATCACTACTTTGTGAATGAAAAACTTGGTAGCTGTAACTAAAGCATCTGGATGATCTGTATTTAGCTCACCCAATTCTACTAACACATCATCATCTGTATAGGTCACTGATGCTGCATTTGTGTCAGCTAGACTCACTGCGAATGTCTGAATTTTGCGAGTGCCTAAAGAAATAAGCTGTCCTGTTGCATTTACAGAATAGCCTGTTTGAGTGATTGCACCAGTGGTGCCATTCTTATTGGTTACTTGAAAACCGCCCTCGGAACGGACTGGTCCAGTAAAAGTGGTAGTAGCCATGTTTATCTCCTGTCGTGGCTAGTGTCAGCCCCCAGTGGGCTGTCAGGGATAAAAAAACTATACATTAAAAAAGAAAGGGCGGCAACTGCCGCCCCATCTAAACAAGTATAATTGTACGTTATGCGCCTGGTGAACCAAATACACAACGAGGATCTGAAAAGCCGAAGCTGTAACGCTCACGAGCCTTGAAACGCATGTTGCCAGTATCGAAGTCAGCCTCCATACCAGTTGTCATGGGTGTGCGCTCAAAGTGCTTGAAGCCGTTAGGTGCATCCGTCTTGATAAAGAAAGCATCTGTATCGGTCAGGAAGTGGTTAACGACATAGCCTTCTGGGAGCATGCCCATATTGCGTACTGCGTTCACATCGTTGTCGGCGGTGCCTGGACGAAGTGTAGACTCAAGAAGACGGTCAGCTACAAACTGAAGCTGTGGCGGCACAATAAGCTTCATGCCACGAAGGGCAATAATCATATTGCGCTCATCAACGAATGTTGAGATGTCAATCAAGGCATTCTCAAGTGAGGTTTCGTTGAGGTCAGCAGCAGTTGATGGCTCATTACGCAGAGTGCCACCACCAGACAATGGGTGATCTGTAGCACAAAGCTCTTTTCCATCTCCACCTGTAAAGCTGCTATCAAACGCATTGTTAAGCGTTGCAGCGGCTTTAACTTGCTTTGTATGAGCCATAGAACGTGCAAGAGCGCGGGTGTACCGTGCGCCTAAACGATCATACAGGTTATCTTCCAAAGCCTCTTCTGTTAACGCAAACGCAAGAGCGATTGTCTCATGCGTATAACGTGCAGTGAAAGCTTCTGATGCAGTATCAAATACAACTCCAGAGCCTTCAGTCTTGGTGTTCGCATTACCAAAACCAGTGATCATCACTTCTTCTTCAAACGCTCTGTCTGAAGCTTCGGTATCATAGATTTCAGCATGCTCGGCTTCGTAACGCTCATATTCCATTCCAAATAAGGCGTTAAGGCCAGGTTCTAGCTCTTTCGCTAGTTGGGCGCGAGATATAGCCATTGATCAGCCTCCTTATGCCAAGCCAGCGGCTTTTTGGCCGAAGACATGATTTTGAATGACACAATAGACATTCGTTGCATCAGAAGACACATCGTTATTCTCTGGATCTTCAGAGATGTCTATCACCTTAACTGACAAGTTTGCAGTTGTCGCACCATCAGACACATTCAACTCTGCACCAGAGATGCCAGTTGTTGTGCTTCCAGCGGAAGTGTAAACAATGTCAAAGTTGCCAAACAAATCAGCAACAGGGAATGCAGCATTACACTGAATTTCAAAGATAACCATAGGGTCATCAATGACAAAAGCAATAATGTCAGAAGCATTAGTGCTTGCAGGATAGAAGTTTGAAAACTTCTGCTCACCTGTTGTCGGATCAGTGAACTGACATCCATTAAACACACCAACGATTGGTACTGTACCACCGTCAGCGTGTACTTCAATACCACCACCTGTTACTTGAGCAACCATATCACCTTGGAAAATGGCTGTTCCGTAGTTAGCAGCGATACGATAACGGCTTTGCCCACCAGTATAGGGAGTTCCCCCTATTCTTTTTACTGGGCGCATGCCGAATGCGGCATCTTTATTCGCCATGATCTAGTCTCCTTCGACTATCACTACTCCTCTCCTTTGGGTCCACCAAAGGACACAGAAGAGGATCGTTGAGGTTTTAGCTTTGGCATGTTTGGATTGCTTTCACGCATCCAATCACGATCCACAGCTTCCATTTGATTCTGCGTCACATTTTGATAATGAGCAGTTCTTTGTTCCACGATCTCTTCAGGGATTCTGGCTAAAACCAATCCACCTACGCCGATCACGCCAGCGTTTTTTCCTTCATCTATAACAGGAGCGTCAAATTCAGGATAATCTTCGGCTCTTACAAGCTCCCATCCCTCTCTACGCTTCTTATGGATGTTATTTCGGTCATCGTAGCCCATTACGGACTCACGGATCCAACGGTGTTTATAGCCAACTGGGGCTTCAGGTGCTTCTAAAGTTGAAGGCGGCTTCCACGCGGCAACTCTCGCTGTTTTTTCACGGGTTTGCGAATCCCTGCTTGCACGATCAGTCATGTCGCTTTCCTCTCTAGTTTAGCAACTTCTTGAGCCATTTTCTCAAGTGGTATTTTCATTCTCTCGGCAACTCTTACTTGCCCCGGCGTTAACTGCACCGTCTTTTTCCGCCCAGTTTTACTTGATGACCGTCCATTAGACGCAGGAGCAACAGCTTGGGCGCTTTGCTTTTGTTCCTGAAACTTGTGCGGCATTTCTTGGCGCATGCGCCTATCAATCTCCGCATAATATTCATCTGATGATGGATCAAAGCCCTCTTGAACCACCAATTGTTCGTGGATAGCTGTAGCACCACGAGTCATAAACATATCGGTGCCAAACCACGAGTTTTTGCTCATCCAAGATTTAAGCTTTGGATCAAGCTCTTGTGGCTGTTGCGGCTGTTGTGGCTGTTGCACTTGCTGTTGTACGGGTTGTGCAGCTTGCCGCTCTTGACGATTTTTTTGAATGCGAAGTCGCTCTTTTTCAATAGCTAATGAAGAAATTAACTCCTGCGCTTGAGCCATTTTTTCCATATCACCGCCATCATAAGCCTCTTGCAACATTCTTTTTGCTGCGGCTGTTTGACTTTCAACACGGCCATCGTACTCAGCTATATAACCTTGATCTAACTGAGCCATACGCTGCTTCATCTCTTCATTTTGCTGTTGCAATTGTTGTGCATAAGCATAAGCAGCCTCTGCCTCTTCAATCGCTTGTTTGCGTTTGGCAGTCAGTTGATTAATACGTTTTTGAACTTTTTCGCTGTAGTTTTCTAGCTCTGAATCATCTTCACCCTGTACAACTGTACTGGTTTCTTCAGATTCTGCTTGAACAGGAGATTGATCTACAATCGTTTCCTGTGCAGATTGAGGGGCATCATCTTCTATCTCAAAAGATACAGATTCCTGCTCAGACTCTTTTTCCATTAATTCATTTGCATTCATTACAAGCTCCTGTCTGCACTATACATAGGAAATATCGGACGGGTCAAGTATTGTGGCTATGACATTATCGTCATTTATAAGCCGAACTTCTAAACCGTCCACTTTAAACCTATTTCCAGCATATCTGCCCATTAATACCCATGATCTATCTTCACACCAAGGTCCAGTAGGAAACTTATTAGCATCTGCATAAGCATCTGGACCCATTTTAACGACATATGCTGCAACAGTTGCATGACTTTCACGTTCACGAACTGCGTCTGGAATAATTATGCCGCCAGCGGTCTTCTGTTTCATGTAATATGGAATGACAAGAAGCCTATACCCAACAGGATTAGGTAATCTATCAATAGCAGAAACATCCATCTTAGATGGATCTTCTGTATTTTTCTTATTGTCTTCTACGGAATCAAAGCCTTTTGATATTGGCTCTGGTATTTTAGATTTAGTTTTTTGTGCCGCCAACCTGTCGGGGACGAATAGTTTTTTAGCCATCCTCTAGCTCTATGCCTTTCATCGCGGTCTTTATATGTTCCTCACATTGAGTCAAGCCGCGTATTTGACCCACTATGAACCGATAGTCGGAAAGATCCTCTATCGCACCATCCGCAAGACGTTGTGTGTAGTCATCTTTGTCTTGACGTATGTTCTTTAACAAATACTCCGCAAGTATAATTGCGTCCATTATTTTTTCCCAAAAAACTTAGTTGCAGCGCGGGTTCCAAAAGACGCGCTTACAATAACTCCAAGCGTGTATTGATAATATTGCGGCATGGCCTCAAGAGCCTGAAAACCGTTTGATACAATCTCTCTGCCCCATTCTCCACAGAAGCTCAAAATGAGCGGAATCGAGAACAAAATTGTTAGCCACTCGTCTTTCCAGCTATGTGCAGAAGCATCAGCCATCTTGAGATCCCAGTCGATCTCGCCCGTGGCTTTCTTCTCCATTATGACTGCTTCAGCTTTCGCTTTCGCTACTTTTGCGCCTGCTACTGCTTTTTTCTCTTCAACCTTACCCTCTAACCATGTGCCTGCCAGAGAGGAGATTGGACCAAGAAGTGCCTGTATCATTCTTCTTCAATTATCTCCATGATTTCGCCAGCCTCTAATCTGACTTTAAGTTGTTTACATGACCACTTTTTGTCAAAGTCTGTAGTGTGTCCTACGTTGCGTTTTATCTTACGGCGTATATTTAGGCATTCAGATAAGTTCTTGTAAGGCGTGTACTCAACTCGCTCCTCGCCTATCATCAATAACAAAACAAAAGTCATCTCAATCATTCTTGATTCACCAACTTTTCTATGTTGTCCTCAATCTTTGTTAACCGCCTGTCGTAAAACTCTAACACCAGCTTTTGTTGCTGATCATGTGGTGCGTTGCCTGATTCTATGCTCTCCGCCAGCTTTTCTAATTCACTAGCCAAATGTTCGATCATCATAAACTGTTCTGAGTCTGCTGGCAAACTGCCCATCTCTCCACGCGGCCACTTGATTCTGAACTCTGTGTTCATAGCCAGATCAGTTTCCATTAAAATAAGTTTGTTCTCAATCGTATTTAATCGCTCTATCACACCAAAATAAGCCCATGTGCCAACAGTTGCGGCTCCAACTAACGCAATCAAATTGCGTATAGGCATTGCTAGTTCAGTGTTTTCATTCAACTTTGGCATTATTGACACTTACCTTCTTCTGCACATTCGGCAGGAAAACAATGCGCCATCAAGCGATAATAGTGGTTTTCATAACTAACTTGCCACATATCTTCATCTATTAAATATTCACACTGAGCTTGAGTCATCGGTTGCTGTAAAGCTATTTGATTACCAATATATTGCCAATCATTACCGTCAAAACCCCACATGCTAATAACCATGATAAAAAAAGTTTCAACAGTGTGATGGATTTCATTCATCCGTAATTATCACCCATTGAACAGTGTTAGGAGTGCTTTCTGTTCTGAATTTTGTTGCAAATTCAGAATTTGGATTTTCTGATACAGTTGGAGTCTCTTTATCACCAGTCATATGACCGTGTATCATCGCTGCTAAGATTGCAGCTATTATAATGTTTTCCATGCCCTTACCTTTTCAAGTTACTTTCTATTCATCCAAGCAGTCGTACCCATATAGGCCCCAACCACGCCTGCTCCACTAATATAAAACAAGTTACTTATATCTGATAATGCCTCAACTCGCTCAATAGGCACAAAAAACATTGCGGCTGTAAATGCGCCCATTGCAATCAAAGTGTATCTAGCCATGCGTAGTTGAGCTAAATTTTTACGCAATTCAGTTTCTGTCTTCTTTATTTCCTTAACATGAGCAAGCTCTTCATCGCTTACGATGCCATCACCATCTTCATCGTAATCAGAGTAAATGCTGTCTTTCTGCAATTTTTTTTGCTTAGACTTCATTTGCCTATGTCCTTATCAATAATCGCGTTTAGTTTATTCTCAATAAATTTTAAACCGCCGCTCACGCGAGACAGCACCCACGCCACGGGTAACAAGGCCACCTTTAGACATTTTAAAACCATATTGACCAGTTTTTGTATCATAGGTGTACCCTTTCTTTTTTATCTGACATTAGCTTTTTTTCTTGGCTTTTTTCTTGAGGACACTTTTTTTGTTTTCTGGCTTTTTTTCTTCGGTTTTTTTGCTGATGACAGGGCTATCGCTACTGCTTGTTTCTGCGGGTACCCTTCTGACCTCAGCTTCGATATGTTCTTGCTGATCGTTGACTGGCTGGTTCCTTTTTTCAATGGCATTTCTACGCTCCACCTTTTTTGCCTTTTCAACTGCACGAACTTTTTCATACACAGAACTTGACATTATCTTCTCCTTTGTAAATTGGCAGCGGCTATGTCGCGCTGTGTTTGTATTCTCTCTTCAGCGACACGAACCTTTTCTTGATTTGCCTCTTCAGTCAAATCAATACGTTGTTGATTAATAAGAACGTCATTACGCTCTTTTTCACGCTCAAGCTGTTGTCTCTCTTCAAACTGTCGCGCACGTTCCTGTATTTCTGCACCGCGCAGAGAAAGCTCTTGTTGTCTGATTGCCACTAAAGGATCAGTGTTATCAGAAGGAGCCACAGCCTGTGCAAATTGCTCAGTTAGCTCACCAATAAGTTCAGCGGCTTTGTTCGCTATCTCAACCTGTAACTGTTGTGCCATCTGTGGGTTTTGTTGCAACACAAGTTGAGCCTCTGGATCAAGTTGACTCATTACTTCTTGTTGAGCCTGTATCTCAGCCATCATTCCTATGTG